CCCAAAAAATAGTTCTTGACTTTTAACTCAATTTTTCGTATAATATATTCTATATTTTCGGAGTTCTATAAATGTTCATAGAGATCGTACCACCTACGGAATGTCCGTCTTGTTGTGGCGAGCTTACTTTTGTTCGTGATATTTTATACTGCCTTAATGGTACGTGTCAAGCACAAACATCAAAAAAGATTGAACACTTTGCAAAAACTCTGAAGATTAAGGGTTTAGGCCCTGCAACTATAGAGAGGTTAGAAATCGAAGACTTTGATCAGATTTACGGATTTACTGTTGAAGAACTGTGTCATAAATTAGGTGACAAAATTGGAACGAAGTTGTTCCAAGAAATCTGTAACTCTGCTTCGGCTCCTCTTGATATGGTACTTCCTGCTTTTGGCATCCATTTAATCGGAAAAACGGCAACGAAGAAGCTGTCTGAGACTGTGCAATCCATTACTGAAATTACACCAGACACTTGTAAGCGTGCCGGATTAGGACCTAAAGCTACGGAAAGTCTATGTACGTGGTTAGACGAAGAGTTTTACTGTTTTTATGACGGTGTTTTACCGTTTGATTACAAGTTTTTGCCGACAGTTGACTCTCTGCCGTCGTTAATGGATAGAGGGGTTGTTTGCATAACTGGAAAGCTTAAAAGTTTTAAGACTAAGGCCCAGGCAGGGACAGCACTCACTAACCTTGGCTATGTAGTAAAGTCTAACCTTACAAAAGATGTAACGATTCTAGTAAATGAGAGTGGTATGGAGTCGTCTAAAACTAAACAAGCCAGACAAACTGGCATAACTATCATAACGGATTTAAAATCCTATTTGGAGAAAAAATATGGCACTTCCTAAGTGGACTGACGAGCGTACTGCGGAACTTACTTCCTTTGTTGGAACTGAGTCTCCAGTATCTCAAGAAACTGTAGCTGAAGCTGCAGATCGTTTGGAGACTTCTACTCGTTCTGTTTCTTCTAAGCTGCGAAAAATGGGCTTTGAAGTAGAGCTGGCATCCGCCCGCGCTTCTAAGTCTTTCTCAGAAGCACAAGAGGCAACTCTTGTTTCTTTCCTCGAGAGCAACAGCGGTGAGTATACTTATGCTCAAATTGCTGACCATTTTGATAATGGAGCTTTCTCTGCCAAGCAACTGCAAGGCAAGATCCTTTCTATGGAGCTGACGGATCATGTCAAGCCCGCTCCTAAAGTTGAGTCTGTCAAGACTTACTCTTCTGAAGAAGAGGCTACTTTTATTAGCATGGTAAATGACGGCGCATTCGTCGAAGCTATTGCCGATGCTCTTAACCGTTCTGTGAACTCTGTTCGCGGCAAGGCTCTTAGCTTGCTTCGCTCTGGCGATATCAATGCTATTCCTCGCCAAGAGGTCACTAAAGGCACTTCCAAGGCTGATCCCTTTGAAGATCTTGCGGACATCGCGACTATGACTGTTGAGCAGATCGCAGAATCTATCGGCAAGACTGCTCGTGGTGTTAAGACTATGTTGACTCGTCGTGGTTTGGCTGCTGCCGACTACGATGGTGCCGCAAAAGCAGCAAAAGCAGCAGAGTAATTACCTTTTAGGTAATACAGCAACCGTAGCGGGATCGTTACGGTTGTTTTTTCGTGTTCATCGGGGAGATATAATTGAACGTCGCTAGTGCGCTCATCAAGCAAGTATTGAGCATTCAGGATTTTGAGACCTGGAGCTATGTGCGTAAGCACTATTTGCCGAAAGAGTACCACACTATTTTTTCCGTAATTGATAAGCACTGCGAGTCCTATCATAAACTCCCGTCTGTCGAAGAGCTGAAGCTATCCACTCGCGATACTTCTACTCTCGATAAGATATATGCGATAGAAACTCTTGAAGTTGATACAGAGCCATACATACTTTTACAGTATCTTAAAAACGAGTTTACTCAACGTGAGATACTAACAGAGCTGGATGACTATGTAGAAAACTCAATTTCTTTCGAGGATGCAGAAGAAAGCGTTCAGCATCTGCACGATATTATTCTTCGAGTAGAAGAAAAAGTAGAGCTTGAAGAACCTCAAGAGAGTATGCAACGTATCTCTTTATTTGAGGATGAAGAAGAGCTTGGAAAGTACCTGCGTCTCGGCTTGAACACAACATACGATAATATGATTCAATTCTCCCCGAAGGATCTTATTCTTGTAGGTGGTCGTCGAGGCGCAGGGAAATCCCTTACCTGTGCAAATATAGCAAATTCAGTATACCAAGACGGTAAGTCTGCGTTATATTTTACAATTGAGATGGACTCCAGGTCTATTCTCCAAAGACTTTGCTCTATTGCTACAGAGGTGCCGCAAGGGCGCTTAAGATCCAAAAACCTTAACGTAGCCGAATGGGAACGTGTTGCGGAATGGTGGGCTGGACGCTTTCAGCGGGGGCAAGACCTTCTTTCAGAGTATAGAGACCATCGTAAATTCGATGACTTTCATAAAAAACTTACTACTACCTGTGAACTTAATCCCGAAGCACAGTTAGATGTTATTTATGACCCTTCTCTTACGTTGGGTAAGATAAGAACAGAAGTTGAAATGAAAGTAAAGTCCTCTATGAATATTGGCGTAGTCATTGTTGACTATATCAATCAAGTAAAAAGGTCAAATGTTCCAAGTCGAAGCGGTCAATACGATTGGACTGAACAAATAGAAGTAAGCAAGGCTCTTAAGTCTATGGCCCAAGAGTATAAGATACCTTTCTTTTCTCCGTATCAAACGGATGCAACGGGCGAAGCTCGATTCGCAAAAGGTATTTTAGATGCTGCAGATGCAGCTTTCTCTCTTGAGCCGTGGCAGCACGAAGATAGTTGTGTAACTTTCAAGTGCGTAAAAATAAGAAATAATGAGCCCATTGATTTCACATCTACTATGGATTGGGAAACACTAAAAATGGGACCTGAAAACGCTTTGACTCCAG